AGCCGAAATATGTTCAGACAGGATGGTCATGTCCTGTGCCGCAAATCCATCAAGCTCGAACACGTACACGAGTTCACGGAGTTTAAGGCCCATACGTTGAATGAACAGCATCGCCTTGCCGGCTTTGGCCGGTTCCGTATTGTGACTACCGTGCGATGTCGTCGGCTTGCCAGCCATGTTAGTCGGCGTCATCGCTTCGCCAAGTGAGGACGGCCGCAGTAACCATTCGCCGCGTTCAGTCCCGATCGCAATGCCTTTCTCCGCAGCCGCGATCCAGCGGATCGTATTCACGTCACTACTGTTCAGAACGAATGAGATCGCATTGTCGTCGGCGACTGTGCCGTCCGTAGCTGTCGGACTGAAGTTCCCGAACAGTCCAGTGCGCGAACCGTCGATACGTTGAGGATACGATGCAGCGCCACCGAGTACCAGTCGATCCTCGTAGAACGTGCCGCATGCCGGATAGCCGGTCGTGTCGCTCCATACACCGAGGCGCCACGAGGTAGTCGCCGTCGTTCCGCCAAGGGTTGACTCCACAGTCCCGGTCACTACGGTGGTGCTGGTGAAACCGGTGACGAGAACATAGCCCCATGTGCTGCCGACCTTCATGCGGATAAAGCGACCGACATCCGTCGATTTGAATCCGACGCCACCGTTAATGCCCGTCGTGGAACTGGCCGTGATTGTCGTAGCGCCGAGTGCTGCCGAACTTGCGGTCAGTGTCGTCGCTGTGTCATTCATCGTATCGTACGGGCCATCCGTAATCGTCAGGTCTGCTAGTGCCCATGAGAGCGCACCTGAACGGACCAAAACCTGCGGCGGATAACTCGGATGCAGAATGTACAAGGTGTCTGCTGATTGCACCACGCGCACATTCGTTAGGTCGCTTTCCGTGAATGCCGTGGTGATCTCAAATATCTCTGCGATCGAACCGCCGCTAGTGTACGTGTCGTATGCGGTCCCATCTACGTTCGTGTTGACGCCGCTGATGTATTCTTGTAATTCAAAGGTGTTGGCGCCGGCATTGACGTTGGCGACGATGAACTCGCGGTTATTCAACTGCGTCATGCCGACGACGCCAGTGACATAAACATGGTCGCCATTCGCATACGTATCCGTCCCGCTGTAGGTAACGACTACAGGGTTCGCTTTTGTGGCGGCTGTAATGTTCTGCGCCGTTTGCGTTAGGATGCCGTGCAACGCGAACAGTCGGATGTAACCTACGCCGAATTCAAGTTGGTAGGTCTCGGTGACGCTGTACTGAAACGAGAACAGTCGCGTGGCTTTGTCGCTGAACTTGACTTCCTTCAGCATCGTAGTGCCGGGTCGGCGCGTCAATGCGCCTTGCACCATCGGCACCCAATTCAGGCAAGTATAGAGACCGTTCGCTCGCTTATCGAGATTCGTGCGCGCGAGCAGCAGCGGCGATAACTCGCCGGCATTGAACGACGATTGGATCAGCGATTCGCGGGCCATCAGTACATCGCCAGAATCCAATCATCATCGAGGGTTTCGTTCGGGTCCTGTTCAATCGCGCCTGCCAGCTTCGCCTCGGCGATGATGTCTTTCAAGTCGTCTTTGATCTGCGCTTTCTTCGCATCACTACCCGTGATCTCGTTGCAGGTCTCGTGCGCGATGTCGTGCGCGAGAGCTTCATAGAACAATGCGTCCCACGTCGTCGGGTCCGTCATGTCCGCGATGTAGCGGAAGTAAAGCGGGGCGCCATCTTCGGTGATGATGAAACCACCCTCGATTTTCCAATCCTTGCGCGAGTCGGGCATATCCACATCACGCAGCAACTTGATGTAGTCGTTCGGCAACGCATAGCGATTCAACGAGCCGAACGTCGTTTGGGTCGAATCGGCCGCTTGGGCCTTGCGTTGGATCGCGAAGCCCCACCGATACTTGCGGAGCAGCGCACGCCGGCGCGGTTCCAATGCGCGGTTCATGCTCCGCGCATTGGCACTATCTTCCGACAGGGATTCGATTACATTCGACGAACCGAGGATTTGCAGCGCCCGGTTCGCGAGGGAGACAGTGGAGACAGCCATGTGCCGCCTCCGTTATTCCGCTAGGATGTCGAGCGTAATCCCGATCGTGTTGACAACAGCCAGCGGGGTCCACGCGGCGAGGGCCTGAATCACGGCGGTCAGTTCGCGCTGCGCCAACGTCTGTCCGGTGAAGTCGAAGGTCGCGCCTTCGACATGTTGCACCACGACCGGCGTCGCCGTCGGCAGGTACAACATCGCCGGAACTTCCTGAAAGGCGGAGGCACCAGCCGTAAACGCCCCGGCCGGGTTCATCCACGCGCCATCATCCAGCACGAAATGCCCGAGCGCCTTGGCGCGCGTCGCCGCCGCAATCGACAAGGCCACGTTGTCGCCTACAGCCGCCGGAGCATCCGGGGTACGGAACAACGCGATCTGCATGTTGGAGGCGACGACTACGAAACTGCCGGAAGCCGGCGTGATGTCCACCGCGACCGAGATTACTCGACCACGCGTGAAGCCGGACAGGTCGAACGTCGCGCGCACCACCGAACCGGGGGTCGCGCTGTTCGCGATCTCGTCGCCGGCCGCATACGCCGTGGCGTCAGCCGGGCGGGTAGTCGTGCTGCGAAGATGGATGATCTTCATGCCATCTCCCTTACGAGGACGACGTGATCGGCCACACCCTCGCGGACGCCACGCGGTCCATGATGAGTTCAATCGCGGCGAGCAGTCTCTGCTTGCCTTCCTGACCGGTGAATACGGTGTCGTCGAAGTTCAGTTGAACCACGTTGCTCGAATCGAGCGTGCCGCTGCCGGAAAAACCCACAACGTCGCTTCCGGTGATTTGGATGCCGTCGGTTGCGGCGATGCCCACTCCACGAACTGCCATGTGGTTCTCCTAAGAAAAGGGTCCGAGGGGCTTATGGCCCCTCGGAGGTTTGCCGTTCCCGATTACTCGTCGAGAACGTAGTCCACTTCCACCATCGCGTCCACGGCAGCACCGAGAACGGTGACGATCGCCAGTGCGATGTCATACTCGACATCGCTTTGCGCACCGGCAGTCGTAACGGCAGTCGCGAACGCGTCCGCCAACGATTGCTTGCGCTGAACCGGCGTGCGAACGGTGTCAACCGCCGCCCTGTTGTTCGCCGCGCCCATCACGAACGCCGACGCGAACACCGCATCGCTGATCGCGATGCCGCTGTTCGGACGATACAGGCCGACTTTCACGGCGCCGGTCGTCGAAGTCGGGTTCGTCACGTACACGCCAAGAACGCGCGCACGCGCCGGAACACGAACGAAGGTGTACCACTGGCCGACCGTACCGCCGACGAGACTGGTGGAGGCGATGTAACCGTACGCAGTACGGACAGCGCCACCCTTTACCGACGGTTCCTGCTTCGTAACCGGGACGGCATCTTGGTTACTGACTTGAGTTGCGGTTGCTACGAGTGCCATGTCATCCCCCGATTAGATTTGGTCGTCGCAAAGGATTTCGATCACTTTGCCTTGTTGCAGACGGGTCGCACCGAGCGTCATGCTCGTATAGACCTGCCACGAATTGCCCTTGTCCGGACGCTTCGAGATGTCCGCGTTCACGTCCTGCCACACCCCAAGGTGCATTCCCGACTTCACCCACGCAGGGATGTAGCGGTTGCCACTGGTGATGGTCAGGCGTTCGGTGATCGCGAAGTCGTAGCCCATGAACCGACGCACGCGGCCGTTTTCCAGAACCGCAGCGCCGCCGTTGTAATCCTTGTTCACGACTTGGATTTCCTTCAACAGCGAGTCGTGTTCGTAGGACGAAATGGCGGAGTTCACCGGCTCCATGATGTCGCCTTTGTTGGCGGTCATCAGTTGACGGAGCGCGAGTTGCAGTTTGGCGACGTTCAGGCTCGACGCCGTGCCACCCGTGTTCACGCCGACTTGGTAGTTGGTCGTGTCGAAGGCTTCGGTGGTCGTGCCGTTCTCGCCAATGTAGGCGGTCGCGAAGAATGCGGTGATGATCAGGTCGTCGATCGCCCGGTTCATGGCCGCAGCCGCCGCGCGGGTGTACGCGCCTTCGGGCGCGATCCGCATACGGAGCTTGTCCACTTGGTCGATCAGCGAGGCCCATTCCCAATCGGTCGGGAATACCCAACGCTTGTCTTGCGTCAGGTTGAGCAGCGGGGTGTCGCTATGCCGGCTGGTGCGTTGTTGCGCGGTCGCCGAGCCAAACTGTTCCACCACCGAGCCTTGTTTGCCGACATAGCTGTCGGTCGAAACCATGCCCCGGAGGCGGGAATCCTCTTGCTGCATCAACATCTCGACGTTCGTTTTGAACTCGATTACTGATGCAGTGGTGATTGCGTCAGGCATTGCAGTCTCCTAAATAGTTGAGTAACAAACCGTTTCAGCCCTTAGAGGCGGCTTAGTTTCCCGGCTTGTCCCGAACTTCGGGGGCCACAATGGCCGACTGTCGTCGGCGGGACCTTTTCAGGCTTGTCCGCCACAGTCAACCACCTACCCATATTCTATCACAGTCAAGAAAAAGGGCGCCCGGAGGCGCCCCTGAATTCGACCGTTGACTGTTACCGTACCGGGTCGTTGCCGTACGCAATCGAATGCAACTGCGACCACTTCTCCTGCGCAGCCTTGCGCGAGGGATGCGTCGGCCCACCGTACATCGCGGCCTTGAATTCTTTGTCGAGTTTCAGTTTTTCGATCTCGTTCTTCGCCTCGGCCGGCGTCATGACATCACTGAAAGTGTTGGCGTTGTCGCCGCTGACGAATTGCGGATCACTCAGCTTCTGACCGAGTGCGGCGAACTTCTGCATCACTCCCTTATAGCCGAGGACGTTTTCCATCGCGTCGATTTCCGCCGCCGTGAACCCGAGCGCCGCCACGGCCGTCTGTGCCGAGTTCATCATGCGCTCATAGCCGCCGCCCCATTCCCTGACCAGTGAAGCCTTGTCAGCGGCTACACTGGTGCGCGCCTGTACGTCGGTTTCCTGCATGCTCTTGGCGAGCATCTGGTTATACTCTTGCGCGATGCCATTTGCCTGCGCTTCCGTGAGACCGTGCTTGTGGAAGATCGCGGCCATCGGCTTCGTGAAGGATTCATCCATCTGCAAGCCATCGGGGAGACCCGACTTCATGTTGTACTTCTCGGCAGACGACGGACGCCCGAGTCGATCGAACACCCGGTTCCATCCTTCAGCGTCGCCATCCTTCGGGCGAGTCAACAGTTCGTCGGGGTTGCGACCAAGGAAAGTCTCAGCCGCGCGATACGACTTGTAGAGTTGTTGCGTGTTCTGCCAACCTTTGTTGCCGACGTATTCGATGTCGGCCTGTTCGGTCAGTCCGTGCCATGCGGGCG